AAGTAACCAACTACCAACAACAGAACCCCGACGCCAAAGCTCAGCAACCTCAACAACATCAATATCATACTGATAATCTGCCGGATTTTCCATCGGAGCCACCTCAGCATCCCCTTCCTTAACATATTTGGAACCAAGATCACCATGATGGAGAATATTAAACCCTTCGGCATACGCTTGCATGATTCCATATTCAACTCCATTATGAACCATTTTTACAAAGTGACCTGCACCAGGTCCTCCACAGTGTAACCAACCATACTCAGCAGATGTTGCGCGAGTGTATGGATCTGTGCGGGTTGCAGCGGCAATGCCGGGTGCAAGTGCCCTGAAAATGGGGGTACATACAGATACTGCTGTATTTGAACCACCAACCATAAGACAGTATCCACGCTCCAAACCATAAACTCCACCACTAGTACCACAGTCAATATATTGGATGCCCAACTTTTCCAACCTTTCTGCTCTCCGTCGAGAATCTTTAAAGTTGCTATTGCCATGATCAATAATAATATCCCCGTCGCTAAGAAATGGTAATAACTCATTTAATGTTTCCTCTACATTTTCTGCTGGTACAACCATCATAAAGATTCCCGGAACATAAGTTTTCTTACCATTAGTAAGAAGAACTGAATCCCCACTCTTTACTACTTGAACAAGGCTTTCAATAGAAGTTGTAACTCCGTCCACATATCCGTTTTCATATGCTTCTTGTGCTTTTTCATAGTTTCTCCTGTAACCCCATACTTCAATCTCTTCTCTCATCATACGACGAGACATACCCTCGCCCATTCTGCCGAGTCCAATAATTCCTACTTTCATTTGATAATTTCCATTGCTTTATGTAGTTCTCTTGAATGCTCAAGTTCATCATTTAAAATCTCAAGGATCTTGTCATCATGACCATTGAGTGCCAAATATTTTCCATATGTTTCTGCCGCATGAATCTCTACTTCGTAGGAGAGATGGTAAGCAGAACGAGGAGCCACCCAATAATAAACCACGTTGACCCAATAGTAGATAAGTACAAGGTGTCGGGCGAAAAAACGATCAACCCAATAAGAATTACCACCCCTGCTCTCCATGTATTCCAGATGTTCTGTTTCGTTAAGAGTTTGAGCAAAATGTTCCTCCATTAGATAAATGTGTTCTGGACCACGTAACCCCATAGATTCTCTTAAATGCAACACACTGAGAAAAGCAAAGTAAGGAGCTCGTGCAATCTCCTCAAGTACCCAAAATCTTTGATAATCTCTTCCCTGATATAGAAAATCAATGATCGCTACAGTGATGTTTAGTGTAACTTCATTGAATTTTTTCATATTATTCTACATGAACAGTACCGATCATGCCCGCACCTTTATGGGGAGCACACCAATAAGTATAGTCACCTGCATCAGAAAAAACAACATCAAACTCCTCTCCAGGTAACATTGCAAGGGATTCGTGACCTAAATCAGGACGACCCTCTACAATAACATTGTGTGGAGGAAGCATGTTATTTACAAAGTGAACTGATTCACCGGCACTAATCGTAACTTCGGCAGGATCAAACACTAGATTTCCATTAGATCCCATTTGAACGTCCACAGCCCAGACGGGTGTGGCAATAAAAAGAGATGCTAGAAGCGCAAAAAAGAACTTCATATTTGTTTATTTGACTACACTATCTAGTTGTTTTTTACTAGTATTTTAGTGTCAAATGTCAGCATCCACTAACTTCTTTTGCTATTTCTCCACCAACACTTTTACCAACATTCTGCCCTAACATAGTTGCCCATCCGGCAGCTAACCATCCAATATAAGGTATACCAGTCAACACAGGGGCAAGTCCACTTGTCATACTAGCTCCCACGATCGCACCGGTTGACTCGCCAGAACCTTCCGACTTGATACATGCTAACTTTTCGGCAGTTAACTTTCCCTCGTCTACAGTTCCTCCGTTTGATAAACCATTCATTGTATATTCTTTCCGGATAGACTCAGTTTTATCTACACTTTGAGTTCCACCAAAAAATCCTTTCTTATAAGTTTCAAGATCCAAATCCTTTTCCGTAACTAATACTTTTGGATCATTAGCATTATATCTAATCTCATATCCTTCTTTTCCAACTTTCACATCATAAGATGAATATTCTCCTGTAGGAAGATTAATTGCAGGATATTGAGGACGGTCGGCATATTTTTCAGTCATCTTTATCAAATGACCTAAAGCACCTATATGTGCAACTGCAACTAAACCACCAACACCAAGAAGAACCCACTTAAATGGACTTCTGGAAGATGTTGATGGTTGTTGCTGTTGTTGATTATCTTGCATGTGATGTGGAATCCAAGTCATGTTTTTTTATCCTCATTCTACTTTTTCTTTTTTATCTTCAGATTTTTTTGTTTCTTCATCTTTCTTTTTAGCAGGCTGGACCCCAAAAGTAGCTAGCGTTCCGGTAAACACGCTGGCTATGAAAGTCGGATCTATGTTTTTTTGAGGAATACCAGGGACAGTTACATAGTTAAGTGTCAGAATCGCTGCTGACCAACTCAATATAACAACTCTCACTAAGGTAGAAACACCCTCATCAGCCCACTCAAATTTATCCTTTTTGGTTTCCTCTTTTTTTGTAGTCAGGTTTGAATCTGTCATTTAAAGAGGCACAAGGCTCTTCTATTTAGTTATATATCCTTTATCAACAAGATACTTTCTAGTCAATGGAGTAGGTTCATAAACTTCCCACATTTTTCCCTTTGCACAAGCAGAAAGAGCATCTTTAGTCATACCCTCGGTGCGTCCTGCCCACTGTGCTTCTGCCTCCCAAGGCACTGCATGTTCTGGATAAGTTCTCTCTGCCAATACACGCCAAATCATTGGGACTTCCTCTTCAGGTTTAATAATGGCAATCAAACTATTATCAATAGTTCCTGCCATACAATCCTGTGCAGCGTGCCATCCTTCATGACGCATCACTTGCATAAGAATATTGGGACGATCCATGTGTGCTCGATTCAAAAAGAAATTATTTCCTACTGTATGATAAACACCACGATGACCAATGGGAAAATACTTGGAGTCTGCTAGAAACACCCCAACTCTGACTTGCCTAAGAGAGACAAGCATATTGTTGAATTCGTTAGAAAAAGGATAAAAATCATTAGTATTGGAATACTCACTAGAAATATCCAAAAGATTAGTGACTTGTTTGACTCCATCTGTACATTCCCTTAGTAGCATACAACCCATGGAATGATGAGTATTATATTCATTTTTTTGGAGAGGGTCTGAATGGACAGGTAGGGCAACCGCTGCCGCAGCAACCAGGGACGCAATGATTTTTTTCATACAAACTGTTCCCTCCCATTTCCTGAATTCCAACCAGCAGGTCCTGTGTGAAAGTTTTCTGAACCACCGGGAGGATCAAGATCTAATGTAGTATTATGATTTTTAGTGGCAATTTCATACATCTTTTGATGAATATCATTAGGTTCAACAGAAAAGTTTTCTTCTCGTTCTTGGCGTTTCATTTCCATTTCTTGTTTCATATAATCAATTTGTTTTCTAGATCTAATGGGAGCAGGTCCAAACCACTCATCATTTTCTAGATATACAGGTGCCGGAACTCCAGTATAATAATTTAGTGCATCCTGTTTGAATGCTTCACCTTCACAATCAACTACATTTTCATCAATGGCACACTCAATATTTTTTTCATCAATAACATCAGGCCAATTGACGCTAGTTGCTTGTTCTCTTTTAAAAATACCGATTGTTTCTTTAAGTGCTTTAATAATCATTGCCAGTGATAGTGATAGAAGTTTCCTTTGGGGTGACACATGGGATCTTCGGATGGTATTCGATATCCCAACATAGATTGTCCTTTAAAATCTGTTCTTCCATTTAGAACTCTTGACCAATAGGCAATACTATTATTACCATTTGGAGAACTTAGTTTGTTGATTAATCTAGGATCTGGAACTATATATGAATTAAAATGAAATCCTTGATATTGTCCCGGAGCAAATACCACTCCAGAAATAGTATCGGGAAATCTATCAGACAAAACACGATTCAAAACAGAAGCAGCAACACAGTATTCATCTGCAGAATTTGGATGTGCTTCTACCTGAACAACTGTTGCCAGGTTTCGATAATCAACAAGTGTAAGTGAGGCAAGAAGTTCTAACATAAATTAATCTTCTCCAAGATATTCTAGTGAAAAAATTTCGTGATTTTTGACATTTGGATCTAACCACTCTGCAAACTCACATTGAATCGAATAAGCATCTTCAACTAATTTTAGCACATCATCTGTTTCGGTTTCGCAAAGAGTGTGCAGTCTATCAACTGCCCAATCATGAGTCGTTTTCAGAGTG